GCATATCACCCTTCACGATCGCCACGGCAGCAGCTGCTACCAGAGCGTACCATTCGGAGCCCGGACGGACAGCACCGTAGTACAGCCTGTCGTTCGCTGCATACGGAGTATCCACCGTCGCACCGTTCTTGAGCTCTTGCTCAAATGCGACGTTGAGAGTGCGGTCGATGGGAGCTGCACCAGCAGCAGGCCCCGCAGTAAAGGTGCCCGCTGAGCCCAGTACGACAGTCATACCAGGAGTAATTGCACCGCCGGCGATCCCCTCCTTACGGATTGGACGGCCCTTCAGAAAGATCGTACGTTCAGCCATTTTGATCTCCTATTCTCTGAACGAAGCCATTTGCGTCACCGCTTAGGCAGCACCGTTTGCGTGGTTCTTGGGGTTCCAGTTGATCGTGGGAACCGGGACAGTCTCGCCCTTCCCTTCTTCGCCGCCTGCTTGGAAGCGGGTATTCGTGGGCTGGGAAACGCCAGCATACGTACCAGGAAGGAGAGCGACCATGTTCTCGAGGATCTCCACCGACTGTGCCTTCAGATAGCCCTCGGTGAACTTGTTCTGCTTGGCATCGGTGAGAGTCTTGATGAGGTTGGTCTTCTTCTTCTCTTGCGCGGCGAGAGCCGATGTGACATTCTCGCGCATTTCAGGGGGGAGCGACGAGAGATACTGCTCCATCGTCAATACCTTCGGGGCCTCAGGAGCCGTAACAGGTACGGTCACGCTCTGGGGCTGAGTCACCGGAGGCTTAGCTGCTTCAGTCGTAGCGGCAGCGGTCTGAGCCTTCGAATCAGCAGAGGCAGCCGCCTGTTGTTCATTTGCCATGTTAGTCTCCTGGGTTGTAGTCTCACTTGCAGTTGTAGTACTTGCGGTTGCCCCCTGCGGGACAATCTTTGTCTGGAGCAAAACTTCTTGTGGATCTCCGACAAACTCTACTGCGGCGTCAGTAACGTTGATGCCGAGCTGATAGGTCTTGAAAGTGTAATTGGAGATATCGAGATCCTCATAGATCGCGACGTCCTGGGTGTATCCTAGAAGATACACATAGCCACTGTTTGGACGGGCATTCAACGCACGGGAGATCATCGCGCGGATATCTTTGTCCATCAAGGTGGTGTTGATTGTCTGGCTGACGAGGATCTCGTTGAGCCGCCTCTGCTCCTGGTGAGTCTCAACAGCTTTATCAGCAGGAGACTGGGTGAAAGGCTTCAGGATATCGCCAAGGAGCTTCTTGAGTCCTCCCTGAGTCACAGGCTTGTTGTCATCTGGGTGATCTGCTTGGGTGTGTGCCCCACCGCATGAACACCCCGCTGCTTGTAGTTGGGGTTGTGTCTGGCCACCACTTATACCTGTCATGAGGCCTGTCAGTTTGAGGTCTGGCATCTTGAGATCTCCCGATTGGTTGAGACGAGGCACACCGCAGCCGTCGGCGACAGAACAAGCACCAGTGAGACCCTCTGTTAGCACAGCGAGGTGATCTGCTCTGATATTACGCCAGATACCTCCATACTCCTGGCCATTGAACTGCCCCTTCATCTTCTCTACATCAGTAAAGAAGCCGACAGAAACCTCGACATCCTCTTCAGCTGTGATACGGTTGAACGTAGACTTGAAGGCTTCGTCATCGCTAGTAGAGTCGACGCGATCCTTATCGATCCAAGCCTCTAGTTTCAGCTTATCGTTATCAAGAACGGGGTTCATTGTGACCCCGAACTGATACTTGTTCAGGATATCGGGAGTGTTCGCGCTAACGAAGGTATCCCCTACCTTTGGGTGATTGAGCACCAGAGGACGATTTGCCCACATAATAGGATTGTTGCCGAACTCGCTGGCCAATCCTAGCTCGGGATCAGATTGACCAGCCCCGAAGCGGACGCCTTGAACCATCGCTATACAAGGGACGACATGATAGTTCTTCCCGAGCAGAGTTTCCTCGCGGGAATTACCCTTGTCGAATTGTACCCTGAGGGATCGTTGCGTAGCCACTACAACTTGTGCCTTGCTTATTTTCTATTATAGTACATCCAAAAGGAAGAATCAACAGGAATTTTAGGCCAAGGGGGGACCTATCGGATCAAGCAGAGTCTTTTCGTTTGACCGTGATCCTCACGAAGTTGTCCTGCACATCGCAGTTACGCCGTACTACCGTATAAGTAGCCTCACCCCAAGTGACATCGTCTCCTGTGATCGGGGGGTTGTACATAAGATACTCTCCGAGGTCGCCGGACTTGCCTTCCTCGAAGAAGACTACCTTTGATGCTCCATTGCTCATGACATTCTCTCCGTTGACGTAGATTGCGACATAGCGGGTTCTGATGACGCTGATCGGCAAGCTAATCTTCGACGTTGATACGGACGAGTACAGGGATCCCTCCTACGTCAAAGTCCCACGCGATCTTCTTAACTGTGTACATCTTGCCATCCATCACTACGGTATGGCCGATGTCTGGGTGTGAATTGATATTGATGGATTTTAAGAACCCGGCATCTGTGTAGAAGTCCGTTGGGACCGAGGTTACTGTCTCACTCATGAGCTCTACTCCTATTGGATTGGGATGATCTCCGGGAACATAGGGGTGTTACCACCGGGGAAATTCGGGCTCTTCTTACTTCTATCGCGAGCGTAGGCGACTACCTCACCCAGCAGATTGCAAAGTGCAACCGACTGAGTAGCATTTGGTGCGTGTGGTGTCTCAACCGAAATCACCCAACGATCTTGCCCACTATAAGCAAATGGCCTGCTGACGCGATAGTCCTCTATTGCCCCACTTACGCTGGCGATCCGCATGAAGCAGTCAGTCGCGGGGATTTCGTGCTCACTATACGTTGAGAAGAAGATACTGGCGAACTTGTTGTCCGTCGCGAGTCTGTATGCGATATATCCTGGGATAGCAATAGCTACAAGCGCGAGGATAACCGCGACATTGCGGAAGGACATCTCCTTTACATGTTTGAACCATTCAACCATCTATTTTGTAAAAATTCCCCTCAAGGCCAAGTGACACGGATCCCCCGGCGGCCGGGAAACAGCAGTGGAACCGATGGCAGCCCCATCACCAGACACGTGTGTGCTCGAGGCCTTGTCATATCCTGAGGATCCTCGATTGTGCGATCTGAATTCTCCTCGTTGAAGGAGGCGTCGGATTCGTTCTCGGAGCTGCTGATGTACTATCTGACGTAGGTTTCCCTCCGATATCTTCCCCAGAATTGAATGTAACAGGAGGTTTGTCCAAGCCGATGAATTTCCTTGCTTCGTCGATCGTGACAAGGTCTCCGAGATCGAGCGGCTCAACTGCTGGCGTACCAGGCGTAACAGCTCCAGTTTCAGGATCAGTGAAATCGGCGGTCCCTGGTTCTCCTCTCTTGAGGTTTTCCATCGTCTCGATTGCCTTCGCAAAGTTGACTGCACTACGTGCGTGCTGAGCGGAAGTCTGCGCATTTTCCAGTGGGGACATCTTGAACGCGGAAGGCCAGTCAATTGTGATCTCCAAGCCAGATTCATTCGGCAGATAACCTGCCATTACTAGTTTCTTGATAATTGGGAAGAGCACGTGTGGGTTACCCCAAGAGGCTCTTCGCTCATCTACACGATCTGCCCAGTTAGCACGATCTTGTTCGGATGCTAATTGCCCCGCCTCTGCACCAACTAAAATCCTCTTGGGGATACCCGTTGCACCGCCAATTACGGCGATTAGCATATTAAATACACCAGTAGGGTCAGGAGTATCGCTACCAAGAGAATTAACCTTACCTCCACGAGTACGTATGAACCTACGGAGCTGGTGTTGGTATTCCTCGACCTCCGCGGTAAGATTAGCTTCATCTTGAGCATCCATTTCCATTTCTTTATCGATGTCGATATGAATGCCTCTATTGGCTGTCAGCCAGTAAGTCTCCGCGCTGCCACCTGTTACCTTCAGGAGGTCGTCTAACGTATTGTATACTCTCTCCAGACGAGGGGAGCCATATACTGTATTCTCTAGGCAGTTCTCAGCGATATGCACAATTCGCGACGCATGGACATCAAAAGAGGACTTATCATTACCTCCTTGCTTACCAGCGTCGCCAAAGCCTATTACATACTCCTGCATAGGCTGAATCGTATAGACCTCCGGCTTGTTGAAGTCCTGCGACCGTGGATCTGTGTTGTACCGCTTAATTTTAACGGTCCTCTCGGAGTACGGCTGCAGGTAGAGTATCTTCTCCGCTTTTTGCGTGATTGCTCTCGTGTTGACTGGGGACTCTAAGTTACCGGAGTCATTGAACCCAAGCAGTAGGCAACTGAACCTCCCGATACCAGCAAGCTTGTCTACCTTCTCAATCGCAGCCCACAAATTGTACCTAGCGATCAGGTCATCGAACAGGAAGTTCCACGCCTCACTAGTAGAGGAGACTAGAGGAGGGTTCGTCCATAAGGCCGCTGCAGGTGCGTCCACAACGCGGCTAGCAACATCCTGACGGAGATACTTGAAATACTTCTGGTCATAGCTGGGGTTATATGTATACCCGAATACGTCATAGAGGTTCCTCTTACCTTGGAACATGTTCTGCATGGCGAAGTTAAGCCGCCTGAACATGCCATACCCGATCTCCAGAGCTCGCATCTTCGCAGACGGGCTCGGCCCATTCACTTGCGACCCCATACTACACCTACCTTCTTAGGAGGGACGAGCCCTCCACGGTTATCATTGGCGATCCCAATAGCATCTGCCATCCTGAACACTTTGCCATTCGGGAGCCTAATGAACTCACTGTCTGGATTACCGTTGATGCTATTCTGTTGGAGTACGATGTTATGACCAGGATCCTTACGATCACGACCCCAGGATGCACGCAGGAGACGTTGACCAGTTAGCTTAGTATAGCCTGCTGAGGCAGTATCTACTTGATCATCGTGCTCGCCACTTGGGAACTCGTCATACTCCGCAGCCCAGTCTTCATTCCACTTCGCACGCACAAGGAAGACCCTACCAGCCTCCACAGCGGCAAGGAACGGCTGGGCACGTATGAGCTTCTTATCATTTGCAGGTACTTCGTCGACTTTGTAGCCCTTCAGGAGATTGTTGGCGTAAGCGCTGATAAGGAGCTTCCCGCTGGAGCCCGGCTCACGCTCGATGTATATAGGGATCTGCGGCCCGTCCTTTAAGGCAGTGTCCGCAACTAGTGTTTCTACCTTTAAGGGACCAATTTGAGCACGCTCAACATCCAGGATGATCGTCATATCCCGTGTTTTGCTGTAGGCCATGAGGGTACCGACGATATAATCGCCACCATCCTCTGTACAAGCTAGATCCCAGATCCTAGCAAGCTCGAACCCCTGGAGGTCGGGAACAATGGGGAGATACTTCAGCCAATCTTTGTTGGTAAGTTTGCCCGCATCATTTTCTGGTCTCTGCTGATATAGCGCGTTAAAGAAGAACGACCCTAGCGTCTTCTTGCGGTCGAGGAGCTCTTCG